GTTGCCAGAGAGAGCGGCATTGTCCACACTCATTCTCATAAAACCGTTCATTAACAACTGGGTATCCATCATGTTCTCAGCCACACCAATGCCAAAAAGGCCGTAGGGGTTAAGCTCATAAGGCACTGCACAGTACGGAATACGGGTAGGTGTGAAAGGATTAAGAACTAGACGCAGGATTTGGCCGTTACAGATCCAAGCATTAACCTCAATCTGGTCAAGGTCTTTTAATTCTTTAGGAATATCTACTTCAGCAGCATCCGCTAACGCAGAATCCAGTATTCCCCAGTACTCTAGTACCTCATATCGCTCAATAGTGCCTGTTTGGGTGTGATCTTCTAGTGCATCTTCCCAATACTCACGAGCATAGTCAGGGCCAAATTCAACCGCTAATTCGATGCTTTCGTCCCTAAAATGGGGTCTTTTCTTTAAATTACGCAGTTGTGTACGGCTTAAACGGTGTCTTTGTATGGTAAACTCAGCATCATCCATAGATCTAGCATCTGGGTCTGGGTACATGTCCCATATACTGACGTATTCAAGCTTTGGGATGGTTTCAAACAGAGGATCGTAGTTACCTTCTGCGTCCCAGCGAGGATATTCCTTATCCTGGGCGAATGGCCCCTTAATAATACCTGTACCAAACAAGGCGCACTCAAATGCTGCGGATCGAAGGTGCTTATCAGCGTTGGTTTGCTCCAACTGGTCGTGCATCTTCTTTTCCATAAGCTGTGCTGCACGTTTAGCAGGCTCATAGGTGATGGAACCAGGGTTTGTACCCGCACCAGCCTCTAGATCGTCCTTAATAGGCTCTAACCTGTCTTTATACAGGCCAAGCTCTTTAGCGATATCAGGACGTACAATATTACGGGGTACTTTATAGTCCACACCCGTCTGTTCTTTAACTTTTTCTTCAGTAAGGCCGTTTGGATCAAAGCTTACGTTATCTGCCACGTTATTAGGGTAGCGCCGTGCCTCAACACCAATCGGAAACTTAGCTCCAGCAAACAATACGTCAGTCATCTGGGCATATGCAGCCAAAACCTTAGTCTTTGTGATCTTAACGAATGCCTGGGACTTCTCAGTGTCAGTAAATTGTACTTCAGGGCCGTATATACCACGATAATTGCGGTAAGCGCCTAGCCAGCGGGTTTCTTCGTTTAAACGGTGATCTTTGGAACGCCTATACTGTCCAAGAACGTAAGCAGATAGTCCAGCATACTCATTATTCTCCTGTTCAACATCACCGTCTTCATCCAGCGCAATCACATTTGATGCTTCAGCAGAGTCTTCAGGGTCGAAACCAGTAGGTTTGTCCATTAATGCCATATTTTAATATCCAAAAGTTGAATCTGCAGGTTGCCAACGCTGTTGTGGGACGCCTCTACCCCGATCAAAGGGCGAAAACGCACGAGGGCGGCTTGATACGCCGTAGCGCAGGCTGTCGTAGGTGTGGTCAGATGCATATCTTTGATCAATATCGTCAGTGCCTTTCGGGCAGGAAGGTATAACAGGAAGATCCGATATGATCTGTCGGCAAGTATCGAAGAAAACGATCCCCGGCATATCCGTATCTTCATCTACCTTCAGTCTTTGGTGGACTTGGTTCTTACCGGCTACCCGTGAGCCAGAAGATCGATCACTAGGACGCCACTTGCAGCCCATGATGATCATCTCTTCTGCTATACTGGGGCCGATCTGCCCTCGTTGATGCCAACAAGAACTGTCTAGTATCCCAAACTTAATACTATCGCCTTCTTCCGCATCTAGTACCGCACGACCAAGGTCTTTGCCGGTGTGCTTAGATACATATAACTCACGGTAGACGATGAGTGTCTCATAAGCAGGATCTATGGCGTACCAGTGTACCGCAGAGTAAGAGCTATACCCATAGTCGGCTGATCTAAACTTCACCCAGCCAGCAGGTATATCAAAAGGCTCCACAACATGTACCGAAGGCTTAAACTCTGAGAAGGCTGCACCTTCTGCGACACTCCAATCACCGTCTAGTAGCTGTCGGCGCTGGGCCTCTGGTAAGGATAGAAGGTTGGCTTCGTATTGCCCGTCATCATGTAGGTACGGATTATCTTTAAGAGTTGCAGGGATAAACCTACGGCTGAATAAAGACTGCCCTGCCTTCTCGTGCTTATCAGGATATCTTAGAACCTCACCCGTTTCGATGTCTGTAGCTTCAAAAGCCTTGCCTGGTGGGGCAGGGTCAATAAAAGCCTTACGGACCCAAGCGTGTCCTGGTCCACCAGGGTTAGATGTTGCCCGAAGAAATATAGGTAGGTCGGGATCAGTGGTACGAAGTCTTGATCTAAGATATTGCCAAGAGAAGGGAGTGGCATACTGGGTTAACTCATCGATAGCTATGTAGCTAAACGACTGACCCTGGTATCGCATCACATCATCGTCACGCTCTAGGTAGGTCATCCATAATCTGGCCCCTGACGGGAATATCCACTGGCTTTTCTTCTCCTGCCATTTCGCTCCTGGGTACGCTTTCGGATAGAGTTCCTGTGATTTGAAAACCAATTCCCGCAGTTCATCGTTTGTGCGGCGAAGGATGAGTCCACTGAATGCAGCATTTGAAAAATAGCGCAGGGGATCTGCAAGTAGCGCAAAGCTTTTTCCTGATCCCGCACTTCCACCGTATAACACTTCTCTTTCGGGTGCAGCGAGAAACTCCGTTTGCGGCCCAGGGTTGGGGGCGAATATAACTTCTTGTGTCTTTGCCTGTGTTTCAACCGCTGAGAAATCCAGTGAGTTACTAAGTTTATTTTGTGACGATTTATCATCGTAAGCTGAAAGCTTCTTAGTCATCAAAGTCTGAACTCTTTTAGCGTCAGACCTTTTGCGCTTAACAGCAGCAATGGTTTTATCTTTTTTAGTCTTGGGCTTCTTAGCCTTGTTGGCTTTAGCCATCGCCTTAATACGAGTGCTATCAGGGCGCTGGGCTTTCCAGATCATTATCACACCTTGGTGCGAAATCTTTCTACCAGCTTTATCACTTAACCATGCAGCCGTCTTACGAGTGCTATGCCCTTGCTCCAGATAGTCCAGCGCCTCTTCAATCAGAGGGATGATGTCCATATCAGGATCTAGAACAAGCGGATCATCTTCGTTGACTTTGTAGCCATATGGCATCCGTGCTGTGGCGTTAGGGCGAGTTCTGCTATCCCACGTCATCGACAGATTTCGGTGGAAGGATAAAGATGCCGCCACTCGTACTGCTGACCTCAACTTGTTCCTTTTTAACTAGGCCAGTACGATCAAGGATTTCACGGGCAGCAGCAATAGAGTTCCGTGCGCCCATAGCGCCAGGATCATCCAGTACATCAATAATGCCAAAAGCTGCTTTAGGTGCATTGATAGCAAGCATTAAGCTGGCACGGTCTATAATCTCCTCACGAAGGTTCTTAACAACCTCACCGCTTTTGGTGGTCTTAGCATAACCCGCTACATCCATAGCCTTACGGACGTTACCTCTGGCTTCACCCAACAGGGCTTCCAGAAAGGCTAACTGCTTTTCGCTATATGTTTTAGCTTCATCTATCATAGCTATTTTTTCTTCTCATTTTTCTTAGCAAGAGTATGAGCAGCCTTAAAAGATTTACCAGCTACCATAGCTGTACGCATATCTTTCATATGCTTCGCACTATGATGTTTCTTATGCTCTTTCATCGTAGCTTCTTGAGCCTTGGTCAGTGCTGCCATTATGTTTTAGCCTTCTTCTTTTTAGCTTTGTTCTTTTTGGAATTAGGGAAGCCAGCCTTCATATCCGCATAAGCTTTCGGGCTTACCGTAGAGTCTTTCTTAGTCCGGCTTTTACCAGACTTTTTCTGTTTATTCATATTATCATAAAGAGACATTTATTCACCAATTCTTACAGGACCAATAACGAGCAGAAAGCTTCGATGGCTTATCTGTGTCGCACCGATGCCTAGCTCTAAAACTCTTGCGCCGGTCAGGGTTAGATTTCTTAATCCGCATGTTGGAAT